CATCGCAAAATTCGACGAAGTAGTAATGCAGTATAACACTGAGCTACTGAAGATTGACCAACTAACAGAGGACTAATGGACCCAGTACTAGGAGGAATAATCGGCGGAGCCGTATCCGATGCCGGAGGAATCTTAGGCAATGTCATCACCAACAAAGGATCCAAAAAGAGACTCCAGGAGTCCCAGAGGTTCGATCTTGGTATGTGGCACAAACAGAACGCCTACAACGATCCCCGCGCTCAGATGAAGCGCTTACAGGACGCCGGACTAAACCCCAATTTAATCTATGGCCAGAACGCAGGTGGTGCAGCAGGTAATGCTGGCTCCGTCCCTGCCAGTAAGGTCGCAGATTACAGTATGAGCAATCCTGTGGCTCATATGGCACAATACGCAGACTACGCTGTGAAAGGTGCCCAACATGACAACCTACACGCTCAATCAGTATCACATGCTGCCTCAGCCGCTTTAAAGAACGTCCAACGTATCACTGAGAAAGTGAAAATCGAAGGACGTAAAACTGCCAACGCCAGGGAGAAAGTCGCGCTCGAAAGAGACGAGGGAACTTTGCAAGCTGAAATTGATGCGGCCAACTACCGCGCCCGTGCTCTTGATCAGAAAGCACAACAGGAAGAGATTCGCACATCTAACCTGGACGCGCAGCAGAAAGCTGAACTAACAAAAACACTTAACCAGGCTTACCAGTACTACTATGCCGGAGACGAAGCAAAAGCGAAAGCATTTATTGCCCAGGAGAAAGTCCGACTCGCAAAACTTGGAATCTTCGACAGTAGCCCCTGGCAAGTCAAAGCATTTGCCCCTCTCGTACAAGCAGGATGGTTTGAAGTCAACCCTCCATCACATAACGAAATCGATGGAGACGGAATTTGGTACGATGCGAGCGAGGGCGGAAATCCGCACGATAAATACAACCCAAACACCGATAAGTAATGGCTAACATCTTTACGGACGTGAACATGCGCAAACCGCGTAGCAACACGTTCAACCTCAGTCATGACGTTAAACTCTCCGGAAATATGGGAGAGCTGATCCCTGTCTTGAACATGGAATGTGTTCCAGGAGACGTCATAGATATTAGCAGTGCGCAGATGATCCGATTTGCACCACTGCGATCACCTGTAATGCATCACTGTAATGTGTACATGCACTATTTCTTTGTTCCTAATCGTATTCTCTGGCCTAACTGGGAAGACTTCATCACCGGAGGAGAAGACGGTACAGCAACACCAACCTTTCCATTTTACGATCGAGTACTCACAGACCTGGCCGTCGGAGAACTGGCAGACTATCTCGGAATTCCAGTGGGAGGTGCAGCCACTCGTTCACTTAAATTCTCGGCATTGCCATTTGTAGCATATGGAAAAATCTACAATGAGTACTACCGCGACCAAAACCTTAGTCCAAAGGTTCAAGACTCGTGTACAGACGGTATCCAAACCGGATCCAGTCATAACGCATTGGTTACTGGTAGATGTGCGCCAAGAGCGTGGCAGCACGACTATTTCACAAGCTGCTTACCGTTCACGCAGAAAGGTGCCGAAGCCACAATACCTCTTGGAACTTCTGCCCCCCTTGAGTATGAAGTAGGCACAAGCACAACCAAGCTTACAAAAGCTAAAGACTATACCGGATCTGACTTCCCGGTTACAGACGCAATCAGAGCTAATGCACCAGGTGCATTAGGCTCACTCTTTTCACAAGTATCGGCACCAGGAACAGGCCTGAACATCGATGTAAGTGACAACCACATTGTGGACTTGTCAAGTGCAACAGCAGCAGGCATTATCGACCTGCGCCGTGCGTTCAAACTTCAAGAATGGTTGGAGAAAAACGCCCGTGGTGGTTCACGCTATACCGAGAGTATATTGAGCCACTTTGGCGTCAAATCATCGGACGCCCGTTTACAGCGTCCAGAATTCTTGGGTGGATCTACCTCATCCGTGAAATTCTCAGAAGTGCTTCAGCACTCAGACAGTACTTCAGAAAACACTCCGCTTGCTACACAAGCTGGACACGGTATTTCCGTCGGAGGCGGAAAAAGGATTAAGTACTTCGCTGAAGAGCATGGAATTCTCATGTGCATCATGAGCATAATGCCAAAGACTGCCTACTTCCAGGGACTACACCGCCAGTGGGTAAAATTTGACAAGTTCGATTACTACTGGCCGTCCTTCGCTCACATTGGCGAGCAGGCAGTGCTTAATGAGGAAATCTTTATTACAGACGTTGAAGCGGACGACCAGGAGACGTTCGGATATATCCCGCGCTTTGCTGAATACAAATACATGCCATCCCGTGTATGTGGCGAAATGCGTACCACGCTGGACTTCTGGCACCTGGCTCGAAAGTTTTCAAATGCGCCGGCTCTTAACAATTCATTCGTTAGTTCCGATCCAGACACGCGAATCTTCGCTGTCGAGGCGCCAGGTACCGAAAACCTCTATTGTCATGTTTTCCATGATATAAAGGCGTCTCGCCGGATGCCGTATTTTGGAAACCCTAAAATGTAAACCCAATCAGATATGCGATATCGAAAACGCCGCCGTAAGTACTCGGCTAAACGCAAATACTCAGGACACAAACGCCAGAAGCGGACCAACCGGAAAGTGAACAACTACCGACTCGCCCGCGGCGGAATCCGTATGTAGTTTCTCATGTGTGTAACACCGCTAACATTAGTAGTGGACAAGCGTTCCAGCTCGGACGAAGTAACCAGGGTAGTTCCTTGCGGTAGATGCCGCGAGTGCCTTCGGAAACGGACTTCGGGCTGGACGTTTCGTTTAATACAAGAAGCCAATGACAGCTCAAGCGCTGTATTCTATACACTCACGTATGCAGATGAAAAACTCCCCTGTAATCAGTGGGGAGAACCGGAATTGCGGAAAAGTCATTTCCAGGACTTCATGAAAAAGCTCAGGCATGAAACACCCAATCGATTACGATACTTCGCATGCGGCGAATACGGATCGAAAACAGACCGACCGCATTATCACGCTATTATCTTTAACCTTCCTGGTGACCTTACCCGATGTCCTGATCGGGTTGAGCAAATTTGGGGTCATGGTCATATCCACCAGGGAGAAGGTAATGCAGCTACTTTCGGCTATACTGCTAAATACTTGATGAAGCGAACCCACGAAGAGTGGAAACCCCAGGATAGACAACCCGAATTCCAGTTGCAGTCAAAAGGACTAGGTGCAGGGTTCCTAACACCTGCCATGTTGAAATACTTGAGGGAAAACGAACAGACTTATGTTCACCTTAACGGCTTCAAAGTCGGATTGCCCAGGTACTACATGGAAAAAATCTTCACACCAGAACAGAGAAAACGTCTAGCAAAACGCGCCGAGCTAGAGCGCGAGGAGTTCGACAGAAAATCATTCGACAATGACGTCAGTAAAAAAGACATCTGGATCCGAGACCAGATTAGACAAGCAGAAAAAATCAACCGACTCCAAGAACAGCGTAACCTTTAGACACCAGTTCGACCGAACTTATGTCGGCTGCAAAGGAGAAGAGAATCTAGAACCGTCTATGACGGAACCAGACCAAAATCTGAGCATACCTCAGCTACTGGAAAAACACTCACGGGGACTTCCCGTGATTAACCAGAGATACCAGGAAGGAATCTATTCAGATTCCGAAATACCCGTCTTTGACGATCTCAACGACCTAATGGAGTACAAAGAAGCTCTCAGAGCGCGCGAAATGGAGTTGCGCGGAGAAGTAGAGGACCATGTTGCGAAAAAGCAACAGAAGCCTTCTGAAGCCCCCTCAGAGGCAAAAGCGGCGGCCGCCGCGTCCGCCGAGCAGAGCGAGGCACCGGAGGAAGTGCCTCCAAAGGAGGCCTAGCACTAATACTTACTTGATATATTAGTGCTAATTGACAGAAGGGGAGTAATTACCCGATCTGTCTGGGTTTCTGCAGAAACCCAAATTAAGGCGTGTTCCGAAGCGACAGCGAAGGGCAACGCGCCGTCTCTCCGGCCAGAAAGCCACCAAAGGCTAATTGCGTCAACTTGTTGTAAGCGATGGCCTACAGTGGCGACTCTGGCCGGGAGGACAACTTAAAATATCATAGTGGATAGTGTTAGAACTATCCACTAAACACCCTAACCCTTAAACACCGGAATGCCCGGAAACAAACATGAGTTACGAAGTAAAAGAAGAGCCAGACCAGATGACCCTTGACCAGGAGAAGCAGAAAAAGTTGAACGCTGCCCTACTGGTAACACTTGACCTGGAACAGAATTTTAAACTGTTCAGTTATCGCCTGATCACAGCAGAGCAATTCATCGCAAAATTCGACGAAGTAGTAATGCAGTATAACACTGAGCTACTGAAGATTGACCAACTAACAGAGGACTAATGGACCCAGTACTAG